GGGCTCGGAGATGTGTATAAGAGACAGTAGGATTACTTTTCAATAAAGTGTACAAGTTTGTAATTACCTTCTTACTTAACCTACCAGTTCCAGGCTTAATGCTTACTGGTGGTATGACTGATACGCTAAGCCAAGCTACCCAAGCAGCTAAGGATGAAACTGATGGCTTAACTATTTTATTAAAAGCAGTTAATGCTTTATTGTCTGTCGTAGTTAACTTTATTAGGTATTTACTTGCAAGCGCAAATGAAATTCTAGTAAGACTACAAAAACTACTTACAGCTTTAGAAGGTTGTGATGCTATGAAAGATTCTGACGTAGTAGCTCAATTGAGGCAAACAGCTAATGATTTACAAAATTTACAGACTGAATTAGGAACTTACTTAACATCCTACGATCTCCAAACTAGCCCAACAACAACTAATTTTCAAGGCTATACTATTAACGTAATTCCTGAAGAAGTATCCTCAGCTGTAATTCATCCACGTAGAAGAGGTATAGCTTTAGATCAATATGGTGAAATTGTAGCACAATCTGACCTAACCTTTGCCACTGATAATCAAGTGATTATAGCTGAGGTACAGCAAAAACTAGTTTCTTTGAAGCTTGCAAAGCCTAGTTATGGAGTGGCAGATGCAACTAATTTAGCTATAATAAACACATCTTTAGCTTTCTTAGATACAAACGACGTTCAACAAAACGATCTAAATCTCCCAGTAACATCAATCGATGCACCAAATAACTTAGATGAAAATAGTGGTTTAGGCTTAAATGCATTTGTCAATAATCTAAAAGGGGGTAAAGCATTAAGAAGAAGAACAAGATCAGCCCTTGATAATGCTAGTCAAAATTTACAATCTCAAATATCAAGCGAAAATACAGCTGCTAAACAATCAATAGTCGGAAGTACTGGATAAAAACAAATAGTCAAAATATTTATAAACATATGGCAAAATTAGATTTATTAAGAAAACTAATCCGCGAGGAAGTCAGAGGTGTCTTCCAAGAGGAACTTGCTGGCATTCTAAAAGAAGCTATCATAGCTAATAAAGGTACTCAAACCATCGTAGAATCAGCAAAACCAAGACCAGCAATGCCTGGTACTTTAAATAGACAAGCTCCTAGAGCTATTGCTCCTGTATTAAAACCTGGTAATCCATTAAATAGCATCTTAGCAGAAACTGCTAAATCAATGTCTCCTGATGAATTTGGAGATTTAAATGGACAACCAGTGGAAAGAGATACTCCTATTGTAGAATCTGTTAACGATATGTTTGCAAACGCAAGAGGAAGCTCTAGTGTTGAAGCAGTTCAAATTAACGCTGTACCAGACTTTACAGCATTAATGAGTAAAATGAAAGCAAACGGCGAAATTTAATGGCATACGGCTTAAAAAATATTAACGTATTAGACCTAAGACCTTCGACCGGAGTTGGAGTTGCTTTACCTTTTAGTACACCTGCAGTATTTCAAACAGTGTATACAACGAAGGAACAGCTTAAATACAACCTGATTAACTTCCTACTGACTGATAAGCGCGAAAGAATTTTTAACGCGAATTTTGGCGGTAATATAAGAAGACAATTGTTTGAGCAAATAACAGTAGAAACTATTGATAACTTAGATACCCAAATTAGATCGGGAATAGCTCAATACTTTCCGAATGTAATTATCACAAAACTAACCTTTGGAGGTAATGTTGCACAAAATGAGTTGATAATAAATTTTTCGTATACAATAAATAACACCGGTGAATCCGATAACGTAATACTAAACTTAAATGGCCAATAAGAATATAACATACTTAAATAAAGATTTCACATCGTTTAGAGATTCGTTGATTCAATATGCTCAAGCATACTATCCAACCTCCTACAACGACTTTTCGACATCGTCTCCAGGAACTATGTTTATTGAGATGGCTTCTTATGTGGGTGATGTATTATCGTTTTATTTAGACAACCAAGTTCAAGAGAATTTTTTAGAGTATGCAAAGCAGACTAATAATCTATATACTTTAGCATATATGTTTGGTTATAGACCAAAAGTAACCTCAGCAGCTATTGTTAACCTAGACGTATATCAGCAGTTGCCAGCATCTGGCGCAAACTATGCTCCTGACTTTAACTATGCAATGGTAGTTTCTGATGGCCTACAAGTAAAGTCTAATATTAACGGTACAAACTATTTTTATACTCCAAACATAGTTAACTTTAATAATTCATCTTCAGCAGATCCGACCGACATATCTGTTTATACTACTGTAAATGGTAATCCTAACACTTACTTACTGCATAAAAAAACTCAAGCAATATCAGGACAAGTAAAAACTACAACTCTTAGTTTTGGTGCTGCACAGCAGTTCCCTATCCAAACTATCCAGGATACTAATATAATTGAGATCTTAAATGTAGTTGATAGTAGTGGCAATACTTGGTATGAAGTACCTTACTTAGCACAAAATTACATTTTAAAATCTGTACAAAACACAGCTGCAAATTATCCTCATCTATATCAAGAAGCTAATCAAGTTCCTTATATTATAGAGAGACAGTATGTAAATAATCGATTTGTTTCTAGATTTACTACCACATCTACTTTAGAATTAGAGTTTGGTGCTGGCGTACAAGCTGTATCGGGAACACTTCCTAATCCTTTTAACGTAGGTATTGGAACTGTAAATGGGCTCAACTTACTAAATACAGCTTTTGATCCTACTAACTTCGTAGTAAATAATTCATATGGTGTAGCACCTGTAAACACTACTTTAACAGTTAATTATTTAGCTGGTGGTGGAGCTACAGCAAATGTGAACACTAACGAATTAACACAAATTGTATCAAGTAATATAACTTTTCCTAATCCAACCAATCCTACCCTACAGAATACTATTCAAGGTACTTTAGCTGTAAATAACACAACCCCAGCTATTGGCGGTGGTGATGGAGATACTCCGGATGGAATTAGACTAAACACTCTAGCTGCTTTTCCTTCTCAAATGAGAGCTGTAACACAACAAGATTATCTTGGAATAGTATTAGGTATGCCTGCTAAATTTGGCCAAGTTGCAAAAGCATACGTAACAAAAGACAACGCCATATTTGCACAATACATAGCTGGTGAACCAGGTGAAAATAATCCTTTAGCTACTTCAATCTACCTATTAACTTATAATACTGATGGATCTTTTACAGTACCAGGAACAGCTTTAGTACAAAATATTCAAACTTATTTGAATGACTATAGGATGTTAACTGATACTATTTTATTGAAGCCTGCTTATATAGTTAATATTCAAGTAAGTTTCAATATTATAACTTTACCTAATTATACTCCTAGAGCTGTTTTAGCTTCTTGTATAACAACTTTACAAGCTTATTTTGCTAGGCAAAACTGGCAAATAAATCAACCTATTATACTATCTGATATCTACTCAACTTTAGATCAAGTGGCTGGAGTACAAACTGTGCAATCAGTTAATATTACAAATATAGCTGGTACATCAGCAGGTTACTCACCATATAGTTATGACATATCAGCAGCAACATTAAATAACGTTATTTATCCTTCTTTAGATCCAAGCATCTTTGAAGTTAAGTATCCAAACACAGATATTCAAGGGCGTGTCGTAACAATGTAATCATATGGCAGTATACAATATTTTCGCATCAGCAGATGCATCGCTTTATTCACTTTATCCTGTACAAAATACAGGTAGAGATCCTGTATTAGAAGTATCTGTAAGAAACTCTCAAGTAGGGGTAGAATTTCTTGGTCAAGTGCCCTTAACTAAAAATCCATACTACAGCTATGAGTTATCTCAAAATGCAAACTATACAGACACTCAGTTCTTTTTTCCTACAACAGACGTAAGAAGATCTATTTTACAATTTTCTCCAAGTGATGTATCAACTTTGTACAGCTTTGCATCACAATCTATAAGTGGTGCTTGGTCTGCAAATTTACAGTTATTCTTAGCTGATGCTTCCAATTTAAGCACAACCTATTCTTTAGAAGCCTATGCTGTAACAGAGTCGTGGTCAATGGGTACAGGTATGTATATAAATACTCCACCAGTAACAAACGGTGTTAGTTGGGTATACACAGGACCTTCAGGAAGTGCTACAGCTTGGAATAATCCAGGTGGTGATTATAGCCCTAGTTTAAGTGGTAGTCAGCAGTTTGATTACATGTCCAATAAGGATATTAATATGGACGTTACTGATGTTGTAAACGCTTGGTTTAGTGGTTCTACCAACGGCTTTTATAGTATGCTATTAAAACATCCAAACTATGTAGAACAAAATACTGGATCATTTGTAGAATTAAAATTCTTTTCTGTGGATACGCATACAATTTATCCACCAACAATTCAGTTTAAGTGGAACGATGCCTACTACTTCCCAGCAGTTAATCCAAATTACGTATTAGATGATGAAATCACAGTAACCTTAGCAAATAATCCTGGTCAATTTAGACAGAATCAAGTTTATAAAATGAGAACTGCAGTAAGGGAAACTTACCCTGTAAGACAGTTTACAACTCAATCCGTTTATCTAAATGCTTTGTATTTTTCTGAGCAGACTTGTTGGGCTTTACAAGATGTAAAAACACAAGAGATGATTGTAGATTTTGATCCTGTGTTTACAGCTTTAAGTGCAGATAGTGTAAGTAATTATTTTACTTTATACACTAGTGGGTTGGAAGTTAATAGATATTATCGTATATTAATAAAGACGAAAATATACTCTACTACCTACGGTCCACTGTCAACCTACAACAGTCAACAATCTATATACAACGCCTTATCTTTATATGGACCAGCAGACTTAGCACTATTACCTGCAGAAACAGTAATTTATAGTGGTGAAAACTTAGTATTTAAAATAATAGAGTAAAAATGTCGCAACAGCAACTTAACTTAGTAAAAGAAGTATACGGACGTAACACTTACACAAGAGTTATAGACACATCATTTACTGAATTATATGTACCAGTCACAGCTTCAGTTACTGCACCATCCATTACCATAGAACAGTTTTTTGACGCATATAATAATTTATTTTTTCAGATACCTGCTGTGGGGCAAGTTAATTCGCATCAATATCTTGTAGAAAGAAGCACTGCTTATTTAGGTGGTGGTGTATTATCGGCAAATGAGCAAGCATACATTGCCGAAATTAATTCTTTAAGAGAACAATTATTGCAGGTGAATCAAAATTATTTAAATTTAACTAATTTAGTGTAATGGATATAGTAGACGTATCATATATTGGATCTAATGATGAGTATCAATCGTATAGTCCATCAGACTTAGCATTAATAAACCAGGTTACCATTAATGCTAATTATGGTGGAGCAAATGATTATATTGAATATTTTATAAAAGATCAAAGTGGTACTGTATTAAGTTCAAACTACTATGGTACTCAATATAATATTGGAAGTGTTGTAAATTCTACCAACGGTCAAACATCTCAATTATTTTTAGATCCTGAAACAGATGCCAGAAATGCAGGTTATGATAGGGGTATTGTAGATGTTAAATATAATTTTTTTACAAAACAATTACTTTCCGGACCTGATCCTTCTATAAATTTTTGGATTAAACAAATATCTTCTACAAGAACTGAAATTCAAGTTGCAAGACAAGACCTTTCCAACACGGAATTAGCTAATGCATTTAATAATTTTAATAATGTACTAGCAAGCGATGCATACTATCCAGATTTTTATTTAAATTTTGGAAATGATGTACAGCTTATAGCTATTAATGCTGTTTATGTTGAAGACGTTAATGGCAATGGAACAATTATATTTAAGTTATATGAACCACTACCTCCTCAGTTTGATTTAAAATCAACTTTTTGGGTAGTAACTAACGTAGCCGATTCAGCAGAATATAACGTATCTATAAATGCAATTCCTGAAACCATTTCAGATACTCAACGAATTAAAGGTCCTAACTATAAAGTTGCAGTAAAAGATAAAGTTGGACATACTACACCTTATTATAACTATACAAACTTAATATTAACTGCTTTAACATCTTCGTATCAACAGGTACAGTCAATGATGCAAGAGCAAGGACTTAGTATTAATGTTGATTATAGCAGCTTTTACAATTTTGTACACTTCTCATCTGCAACAGAAAGATTATACAATTTTGTTTACAAACAGCAATTAATTGAATCTGCATCGGCAGGTATTTCAGCTGGACAAACAACAACTGCTGCTTTACTATTGCAACAGCAGATTAATACTATTATAACAAATTACGACGGATATGAGTATTACTTAGCTTTTTCATCTGCCTCAACTGCATGGCCTAAAGCAAATAATACACCACCATACGCTTTGTATTCTGTTACATCTTCTCAAGTTACTAGTTGGTTAGGTAGTACAAACATTATACCGAATGGTCCTGCTACAATGAGCATGTACTGGTCTTCTTCTTACTACGACGACCAGAACAAAGACTTATTATTATATGCAACACCTTCTTATATTAGAGATGATAGCAACAACATACCTTATTTAACATTTTTAAATATGATAGGTCAGATGTTTGATAACATTTGGATCTATTTAAAAGATGTTACAAACCATTATGTTGCTAATAACAATCCTTTTGTAGGGGTTTCAATGGATATTGTAGCCGATGCTTTAAGGAGTATGGGTATTCAATTGTATACTAATACAAGCATATCGGATAACCTCTATTACTCTTTATTAGGAGTAAATCAAACTGGATCTCACTTACCAGTTACTTCTAGTTTATATTCAACAATAGTGTATGCAAGTAGTAGCTTTTATCCTCTTGCTGGACAACCTTATTTATCTGCTTCTTTATTACTACCTCCTTTTGGCAATGAAAAAATTAACAGATACGTTACAACTTTTGTAACAGGTTCACCTAATGTCACTCAGAGTTTTCAAACATTACCAAACGACCAGATAACGGGTGAAATTTATAAACGCATTTATCATAACCTACCCTACTTACTTAAGTCAAGAGGTACTAATAGAGGTTTACAAGCCTTAGTTACAGCTTATGGTATTCCTCCTGATATTTTAAGTGTCAATGAATATGGTGGTTACGATATTTACAAGACAGCTGGTATTCAAGAAATAGCTACGTCTGGTATGATTATTACTGGAAGTTTTCAACAAATATCATCTAGTCTATTATCACCAAATATAACTTTACAGTATTATAATAACAATCTACAACGAACATCAATAGATGTTGAAGTAGCATTCTCACCAGCCGATTCTATTAACGCCAGTATTACATCCTCAGGATTGATAACTTCCTCAGCACAGCCCGGATACTTTGATATTATGCAATATATTGGGGATCCTACTTTACAATATTCAAACTCCTATACTCCATTAGTTGAGTTAGGAAATACCTACTTTGCAGCAAACTATACAAACGGATATGATGTTTGGGACTTTATTAGACTTATAAAATACTACAACAACTCTCTATTTAAAATGCTGAGAGATTTTGTGCCAGCTAGAGTTAGTGCTGATACAGGTATTGTTATTAAGTCTCACATGCTTGAAAGAAATAAGTATCCAAGACATGAACCTACATATACAACAAGTTCTTATGAGGCTGAGTATCTAATGGTAACTGTGACAGGATCTAACGGTGGTTCTGTGAATGGTTCAACTACATATGTAGCTGGTATTCCTATTCAATATAACGGAACTGCTTCTATGGCCTTCACTCAGTCGACAGGAACAGTATTTATGAGCTCTTCTAATAACGTTCAACAATATACTGGTGAATTTAGTGGTAGTCAAATAAATGTTGATAATGCTTATTTTGACCAAACTGATGTTTCAAGTTACTATTTTCCTTGGACTTCTTCTGTAGCACCTTCACAGCATGGTGGATTGAATATTATGTATTTAACTTACTCACTAAGTCCATTATTTGAGAACGTCTTTAGTCCTGTAAGATCACAGAGATTTTTAGAATTAGATTATAATAGCAGTCAATTAGCACCGGTAAATTATGGGTTAGTAACTCAATCCATACTACAAACTGGTATTATTGGAAACTTATCGCAAAGTACTCAACCATACTCTCAATACTCCTATGTCCAGGACTTTAACTACTACTCAAATCCATTTATAATTCCTAGATACAATGGATCTAAACTATCAGGCTTATATTATAATATTTACAGTCCAGGAGATACTTCTTTTAATACTGAACCAGTAATTAACTGGTACAGTAATAAGTTAGGATACTTTACTCAAATACAAACGAGTTCTTTTATGCCAGGATTGGTCAATGCAAGTTTAACTTACTTAGCTGATGTATCTGGTGGTCTATCAGAATTAAACCAAAATAATAAGAACTGGATAGATGTTCAAAACACTTTCGGAGCAGGCACGACGTTAACTGTAAAGCAATTTAACAATAAACAATTTAGTGATCAGGTATCAACTGATGGCATAAAGAGTATTTACAATAGTGGATATAACTATACTCCTCAACTTTACTTTATGTCAGGGTCTGATATTAACGTATGGTTTCAATATTTAGGTAATAGTACAAACGCAAGTAGTGGCTTTACTGCAATAAACAGTGGTAGTAACGGAACAAACTATTACATATCAGGTTCAGGAGCAAGCCCATGGTATCCGGTAACTCCGGTAGGAAGGACTGGTCCTATCTATAACATATTTGACCAAGTAGCAGGAGGAAGTGGTTATGTACCAGGTAGCTCTGCTTCCACTCGATATCCAACTTATACAACACCCAGCATTTCACAAGTAATGAGCTTTAATGCTAATTTTGGAGTAAACGTAACCTTTACTGGCGGAGCTCAGCAAGCAATTTACGATTTAAATATTCGTAATAATGGTGTTGTAATAGCTACGCAAGAACAAATATTTACCTCAACTGCCTACACAGCAAGTTCTGGCACAACTTACTTTATAGCTACTACAGATGTAGATGATGCAGCTTTAACTTTTGTAGCTTCAGTAGGATCCACAATACCAGTAGGTAGTATCATACAACCTTCGAATCGATATGGTACTCCAACAGGTACTTCTTGGACTTTAGCTGCAGGTACTAACGTTGTAAATCTATACAATCTTAGTATTGGCGGAGTATCACAAGGTCAAGTTCTTGCAGTAGCAAGCCAGTATGGATCAAGTCCGTATTATCTTCCAGACTACCGCTCAAATTCTTGGATTGTTAGATCAACTGGTGGCGATAGTTCACCAGCTGTACTATCAGGCACTTTGAACTTCAATTTATCTACAACACCTCAAGTATTTTCTCCTTCTAGTACTATAACTTTCGAATTAACTCAAAGTAGAATAAGTAACGAAAATTATACGGCTAGTTTAACAGTAGGATCTTTAGCAGGAACTGTACAAGCATCTCAAGGTTCTTATCCATATGCAACAGCAAGTTTGGACACTTCACCAAATGGTGGTTGGTACATTGATAACATAACAAACACAGGAAGTTATAGCGTTATTACATTTGATTCTAATATATCGCAATTTTATCAATATCAACAAATACCTTACTTTGTATCTGGAGGAATAGCTTACTCTAGTAGTTTATATAATTCACCGGTAGGATCAGGATCTTATGGCAATATTAATTACCCATTCAATCCACAATTAGGTGATAAAATTATAATGAAAGATGTAACAGGTACGACTCAAAATCTCGATATTATAAGTGCTTCTTTATCAGGTAGTAATCCAAATACTAAGTTACAAGTTGTAGTTACACCACAAGTTTTAGCAAACTGGGAAGCGAATGTGAGTGGATCTATTTACCAGTTCTTAATGTTAACAAGATATGATGATGAGCAAAACGTAATTTTAACATTTAACAAAAACCCAGGACAAACTTCTGCTGGATTCTTAATACCAGATACTATTAATCCAAACGTAACTCAAAACATTAACACATTACAAGCAGCCGTACAATCACAATTACTTACTACTCAAGTTGGAGTTACATCAACAAGCTAGATAGATTTTTAATGAATAACAATATTTATAAGAAGAAAAACAATTAAAACATGGCATATTTAAGTAACACATCGGTTGTCGTAGACGCTATCTTGACAAATACTGGTAGACAACTACTATCACAAAACGATGGTTCGTTTCAAATTACACAATTCTCATTGAGTGATGACGAAGTTGATTATACACTATACAACCCAAATCACCCTTCAGGATCAGCATTTTATGGTGAGGCTATCCAAAACATGCCTATCATTCAAGCATTTCCTCAATCACAAGAGATTATGAAGTATAAGTTGATCACTTTACCAAGAGGTACAGCAGCTCTTCCAGTAATCAGTATTGGATATAGCTCTATTACACTTGCACAAGGTGCTTCAATTTCAATTACACCACAAACTTTAAATTACTTAGGTGCTACATCTACGTTTGAACAAGATGGATATACAGCTACGATAGGTGATGTAAGAGTAACTTCTGCATTTAATGGTGTTGGTATCAATACAACAAATGCAACAGCCTTAAACGCAACAGGAACAGCTACAGTAGGTACAAACGTATCTAAGACTGTTATAGGTACTACAATTAATATCACAGGTACAACCGTAAATACTTTATTTGGTAGTAATATTACCTTGTATACGACTTTAACTGTTGTAGGTAATGATTCAGGTGCAAGATTATTTGTACCATTACAAATAACAAAAACTTCAAAATAATAAGTAAAAAGATATGTCATATACACAACTTGCTTCCTCAGATTTTGTAATTAGTTCCGATTCGATTACTGCCCCAGCTTGGAGTAGTAACCAACCTCAATTGTCTACTTTTTACACAGCATCTGTAACTACAAGCACATCGATAAACCAAGGTGCGTTTTATTTAAACGTATACCAACTTCCTTATACTGCTACAGGTTCTGCAGTTCAATTTGCAATTGCCTATGGTGATCAGCAAGGATCTGGTTCTCAGTGGTATAATAGTTTAGTACCTGGAGTTTCCCCTTCTTTAACTACGTACGATCAATATTCGACTTTAGTATACGGACCAGAAATCTCTGGTTCTCAAGGGTTTAACTTTGGTGGTGCAGCATTAAATGCACCAAATATTTTTGCTATTAACGTAGACAGAAATAGATACAAGCAAAGTTTATTACCTGGAACCTTCAATATTTCACTTTCTGGATCAGGTGGTCAGATTACTTTATGTGACAACAGCAATAATGTTTCTACTGTAACTTATTTAGATTGCGGTAGAGTATTTAACTTAGTATCTGGTTCTTATGGTAACGCAGCAAACATTACTCCATTAGGTGGTATTGCTCCTGGTTATACAGTTTCAGGATCCTATGGCTTATTCTTACCAGACATCGCTACAATCATTTTGAATCCAGGTGCTTTAGCTTTACCAGCAGTAAGCGGTGGTATTGCATTAACAGTTGATACAGCAAACTACGGATCTGGAAGTTATACTTTAAATGCTTCTGCATCTTATACTTCAACTAATAATACTATATTATACCAAGCAATTTCTCAAAGTGCAAACTTCCAATTAAATTCTCAAGAGACAATATCCTCAGATTATGTATTTGTAAGAGTACCAAACGCAGCATATAACTATTCATCCAATCCTACATTCGTAACTGGATCTGGAACAGGTGCCGTATTATACTCGACAATGATTTACAGTCCACAAACTTACATTACAACAGTAGGATTATATAATAATAATAACCAACTTTTAGCAGTGGCTAAAATGTCAACACCTTTAACGAAAGACTTTACAAAAGAGGCACTTATACGCATAAAGCTAGATTGGTAGGTGAGTTTGATTGGTAAATTTAGACTATTTATAATAAAGAATTATGGCGATAGTCTACCAACATCGAAGAAAAGATACCAATGAGGTATTTTACGTAGGTATAGGAAAAGACAGAGGAAGAGCTTTTTCAAAAATAGGTAGAAACTATTACTGGCGCAATGTAGTAAAGAAAGTAGGTTATGAAAGTGATGTTTTAATTGAAGGTATCGACTGAAATACTGCTTGTGAAATAGAAAAAGGTTTAATTGAGGCTATTGGTAGAGCAGATATAGGAATAGGACCTTTAGTAAATATGACAAATGGAGGAGACGGTACTATAAATCCTTCCCCTGCAGTTAGAGAGAAAAATAGGCTTTTTCATTTAGGAACTAAAATTAGAGTAGGTAAGCTGCATAGTCAAGAGTCGAAACTAAAACAGTCGAAAGCAAGAATTGGAAAGTACGAAGAAGGTAATAATCCGAGAGCTATTCCAATTAAGCAAATAGATAAAAAAACAAAACAAGTATTAAACTTCTTTAGCTGTGCAACAGAAGCGTCAAGAATAACTGGTGTTGATAACTTTAACATAAGAGGAGCTTGCGCAGGAAGATTGAAAACAGCAGGCGGTTATATTTGGGAAAATATTACTAAAGAAGAGTATAAAAAGTATAGATTAAAAAACAATGGGTAGAGCATCAAATAGTCTTACAATATCAGATGTCATCGTTACCCCAATCAAACTAAAGTATACTGCTTCTTATAATCAATGTTCGATTAATAACTACGGTATAACGGTTTTGACTGGAGTAAATGGCCCTGTGACCATAACTGGTTCTGTAGCGCAGTCAACACTGAACTATAGATCAGTTAGACAGCTCTACTATGCCAATGTTTTAACAGGATCTTACCTTACTACAACATCCAGCTTTGATATCTCTTTACAATCAACTGCTGCTTCTGGAACGTTAGATTCAGACAACAGATACTTTCCTACTCAGTCAGGAGCTCAAGTAAGAATTGTTTCTATTCCAAGAAACGTGTATGGTCAACAAATTTCAAGACATGGATTTGTAATGACCTCCCCTTCTTACTCAATAGCCGATGATGGAAATGGTAACTTACTAGATTACCAAAATGGTTCGATTAATATAGGTAATATTATCTATCCTGAAGGAATGGTAATTATTACCAACTCTAATTACCTAAGCATTTTTCCTTATCCTCCTGTAGCGTATGATAACTATACTTCTTTTGCTGCTTCAGCAAGTGCAAAAACAATCAACGTCTTAGCTAATGACTATTCAGGATCAGGTACATTTATTACTTCTTCGGTATCCATATCTGGCGGAAATGCTAGTTTATTTACTAATAACTTAGACGGAACAGTTACTTTAAACACAACTACTCCTGGATTTTATCAAACTTTTTATACAGTTCAAACTAATATAGGAGACGCTTGTCCCTTAACAAGCAACACTGCTTCTATAAACGTGAACGTGAATCCAGCTTGTGGATTTACTGCAGTATTACTGGCAGTTCCACCTACTCCAACACCAACAGCTACTCCTACCTTAACACCTACACTAACATCTACCTTAACTTCAACTCCTACATTAACTAATACTCCTACATTAACTAATACACCTACTTTAACGGCTACTAGTACACCAACCTTAACAGCCACTCCTACCTTAACAGCCACCAACACACCAACGTTAACAGCTACTAGAACTTTAACTCCAACACCAACTCCAACTCTAACTAACACTCCAACTTTAACAGCTACTAGTACACCGACATTAACAGCTACCCAAACATTAACACCAACCCAAACTCCTACTTTAACAGCTACTAATACACCAACAGTATCTTCAACACCAACTACAGTTTATACTGTATTCCAAAGCTGTACTAGCGGCCAATATTACGCTATAGCTGCATCAATATCAGATGCATTCGTATACATGGTTGATTACGCCGACTGTACCTATAACGTAGGTCAATTCTCTGATCCTTCAGCATTTAACCCAATCTACACTTACAACTACTATATAACAGTTTGTTCAGACTGTGCTTAAAATTAAAATAAATTATGAAAACATACTTTAAAAACCCTACTTCTAGAGCTTATTTAATGTTAAACAGTGATACAAATCACACTGTAACTTTATTCGTTACAAACACTATTAAAAGCATTGTATACTCAGAGGATCTAGTATCCTATACTAGCTACTTAACAAACTCTGCAGATACAACTAAATGGGAAGCTGTAGATGAAGCTACTTTTGAAACAGTTAAAGCAGGAATAGTATCCAGTATGTAAAGTTGGAATTATAAAATAAAAACGTTATAATATAGTTATGGCAAAGATTTTCATTTCAATTGCGTCCTACAGAGACCCAGAATTACTACCTACTATAAAGGATCTAATTGCAAATGCTAAAAATCCCAAAAACCTAGTTTTTTCGATAGCCTGGCAACACTCTCCTGAGGATATTTGGGATACTTTGGACGAATATAAAGATGATCCTAGATTTAGAATTGTTGATATTAACTACGCAGATTCTAAAGGAACATGCTGGGCACGTAACACGTTACAACAGAATTACCAAGGAGAAGATTATTACCTTCAATTAGATTCTCACCATAGATTTGTAAAGAATTGGGATGTAGAATGTATTAAAATGATTAAACAGTTACAAGAAGCTGGTCACGAAAAACCTCTTTTAACTGCTTACATTCCTTCCTTTGATCCTGAAAATGATCCAGCAGCCCGTATTCAGGAACCTTGGTGGATGACATTCGACAGATTTATTCCAGAGGGTGCTGTATTTTTTCTCCCAGCAACAATTCCAGGTTGGCAAGAAATGACACAACCTATTTCGTCTAGATTCTTATCTGCACATTTTATTTTTACTTTAGGAAAGTGGTGCCAAGAAGTTCCTTACGATCCTGAATTATATTTTCACGGAGAGGAAATTTCTTTAGCAGCAAGATCTTACACTTGGGGATATGATTTATTCCACCCTCATAAAGTAATTGCATGGCATGAATATACTCGTAAAGGAAGAACTAAGCAATGGGATGATGATAAAGATTGGGTAGCTAAAAACACCCATGCTCATAGAAGAAATAGAATATTATTTGGAATAGAACCCGGTTGTACACCTTGCCAAAGAAATCAACTCGGTGCATATAATTTTGGAACTGTTAGAACCTTAGAACAATATGAAAATTATTGTGGATTAAAGTTTGCAACAAGAGGTGTTCAACAATACACTTTAGATAGTAAATTTGCACCTAATCCAACTTACAATACTTTAGAAGAGTACGAAGCTTCTTTTACTACTATCTTTAAACATTGTATTGATGTTTGGCCTAACCAAGTACCAGAAACTGATTATGAATTTTGGGTAGTAGCTTTTGAAAATGAAGCAGGAGAGACTATTTTTAGACAGGACGCAGATATTAACGAGATTAATAGAATGAAAAGTGATCCTGACAATTATTATAAAATTTGGAGAACCTTTCAACACGAAGATAGACCTAGCAAATGGGTAGTATGGCCTTATTCCACATCAAAAGGATGGTGTGATAGATTTGAGGGAAAGTTAAATTAACTATTATTATGAAAATTGTAGTTGCTCAATTCTACACAGAGAATGTCACATATGGTAAGTTTGCAGAAGCTATAAATAAGAAATACTGCGAAGAGAAGGGGTATTTGTATTATTGTGAAAAAGACACTGTAAAAATAACGACAGCCTTAAAAGATAGAGCAGCTACTTGGTATAAACCAATTTTAATACGTGAAGTTTTAGAGACTTACAATCCAGATTATGTATTATTTTTAGATATTGATGCTGTAGTTTCTGATTCGAATCAGTTAATAGAATCTTTTATAGATGAAAATTATAATTTAATCTTTACAGAAGATGTAGGACATCATAGCGTAGTTAATGCAGGTGTATTCATACTTAAAAATACAGAATGGTCTAAGAACTTTCTACAAGTGTGGTACTTTTCTGCAGAAAAGTTTAAGGGAAATGATAGTAGAGATTTGTCAATAACAGAAGATAGCTTAGAAAAAGTAGGCTATTTTAAAAATGCATTGTGGCATGATCAAACTT